CGGGTTCAGGCACGGGTTCGGGTTCAGGCTCGGATAATTCTTCATCAGGATCGACTGTTTTTGAAATAAATCTTTCCTCTTTGGGAGTCACTTTTATTTCAAACTTTCGAAATAATAGATTTATATATTGTGTTGAATCAAGTGTGATGGTTGACATACAATCATCCATAATGGTAATGGTATAAGACAAATCAAACACATAAGGTTCGCTTTGATATTCCAACAGTCGTTTAACAAATCCTACGCTAAATATATCGTTTCCTTCTCGCATGTATCGGTTATCAATATCAAAAATGATTGGCTCCTCCATTAATGAATGGCTATATTCAGCTGTCAATAATCTTACACGAGATCTCCTTCCAGTGTATTCATTATTTGAATTAGGATATAATTGACGGCAAACAAAAAAATTATCAGCGGGGTGTTTTACCATGAAAAACATATCAATAATAGGCCCCTCAACTGAGTTTTCAAAAATACCCACGTTTATCGCCTTATCCATGTAGTGTTCCGTTATCGACATGTCATTATTATCATTTATGGTTGAATATTTCTCAAGAATATATGCATTGCAGTTGCTCCTGGGTAAAGTTTCTTTGTAACACGTAACAACATTGAACCAGCCAAGTCGATCGGATGGAGCATATTTTTGATTTGTCGTTAGCCGTTTAATGTCAATCCATATATCTTCGGTCATATCACCGAGAAGTCGGACAATGGGTACATTATTGTACAATGTGGTATATGCTGCAATAATATACGTGTATATAAAGCTAATAACAACGACTAACTTCATAAAAAAAGGGCTATTTGCCATGCTTCTTAACAATGGTTCTAATCGACCGATGGATAGTATTGATTTTCCCATTTGTATGATACGATAATTGTGAATGTTTTTTTATATCTATATATTCCATGACTAAGAATTATAAATCAGGACTATTCATATTCCGGCGAGACTTGCGCATTGAGGATAATGTCGCACTTAATGAGTGCTATAAACAATGTGAAAAAATTCATGTATGTTTTGTATTTACCCCTGAACAAATAAGCGATAAAAATATATATCGATCTACAAATGCAATACAATTTATGATAGAAAGTATACTCGATGTTGAAGAACGTATCAAGCGTGGTGGTGGTGCACTGATATGTTTGAAAGGGGCGAATCCGGAAGTAATTTCGTCTGTTATTGCCGAGTTAAAAGTGGACGCTGTATTTTTTAATGCTGATTATACGCCCTATGCAAAGGAACGCGACGCAAATATAAGAAAAATTTGTCAAAATGCCAATGTAACATGCAGTGAATTTCACGATTATTATTTACATGTTCCAGGATCAGTCCTTACTGGCTCGGGTACACCCTATAAGAAGTATACTCCTTTTTATAATATGGTTCTCCACATACCTGTTGATAAACCCGTATTTAAGCGGATTGATAATATATCTAATCGATTGTTCGGAAGTAAATACAGAGTCACCCCTAAAGACATTCAGAGAACCCTTCCATATAATCATAACATAATGGTAAAGGCCGGGAGAAGCACTGCACTGTCCCGCATTGAACAATCATTAAAGAACCAAGGTGAATACGATACCAGACGTGACTATTTTACATATGACACGACGCATCTGTCTGCTTATATAAAGTTTGGCAATGTTTCAATAAGAGAAGTATTTCATCGTTTTAAAGCAGCCTACGGAATTGACCACGGTGTTATTCGTGAGCTCATTTGGAGAGAGTTTTTTGCACATGTACTTAATGGGTACCCCGAAGTACTTGGTCAGGCATATACGACTCGTTATCGAAAAATAAAATGGCGCCGTTCTCAGAATGATTTCGAACGTTGGTGTAATGGTAAGACAGGGATTCCTATTGTTGATGCTGGTATGCGCCAGATGAATAAGACCGGTTACATGCACAACCGCGCCAGGATGATGTGTGCCACATTTCTCGTAAAAACACTTCTTCTTGATTGGCGTCTTGGGGAAAGGTATTACGCACAAAAACTTACAGATTATGACGTTGCCTCAAATAATGGGAATTGGCAGGCAATTAGCGGAACGGGTGTTGATATGAAACCTTATTATCGCACAATGAGTCCATGGGTACAAAGTCGCAAATATGATCCTACGTGCGAATACATAAAACAATGGGTACCTGAACTTAATGATGTACCTAATTCGGATATTCATACATGGTATGATGCATGGAAGAATCATAAAGGGGTTTACATAAAGCCAATTGCTGATGTTACAGCGCGTAACGAGGAGATGCTTAAAATGTATAAATCCGTTTAATCTATGATATATGTCATTACAATGACACATCTCAACTTAAATATCAAGCGCAATGCTGCGATCAGACTTTTGCTTTCGCTTTTGTGTCCGTGTGGGCGCTTTGCCTTCCCCCATGTCTGCAACTGATGCGGCGCTTACTACAGAATCCCCTTTTTGCTTGATGTCAACCTTTTTCGTTTTAAGACCAGATAGCAAGTCATCAATGTCCGTCTTGGGGCCACGCATTTCGCGTCTTACTGGTGCAGGGGCATCCACTTTGCCTACACCATCGAGTTCAATTCCTGATTCCGCATGACTAATATCAGGGCGTGTCTGTGGTCGAGTTGAACGCTGGGTCTTCGTTTCAATGGGCGCAGGTGGTGGGGGTCCACGAGGCCTGTCTCCCATAAGATCATTGGCCATTGCGAATTCAGGCGAACTGTTACTCATTGTATTTATAGTTGCATCTTGGAATGCCTTCATAAGATCAGGGTTTTGTCTCATTACATCGCCAAAACCCGGGACGGCCGACCCAAGAGCCTTGTTTGTAAATCCAACAACCGCCGCACTGAATCCGAGGCGCATAATGATTGACACTACCGGATTCATCTTTGTATTTTTGTACTTTTCGTAAATTTCAGCAAATAAATCCTCATAACTGTCGATGTCTTCATTTACTTGGTCCCCCCAGCCTTCCAAATTTACGCCAAATGGGTTAAGTGTATTATTCGCATATTCCATTGAGTTAACTGCGGTCATTAGCCACCACCCCTGCAGCTTGACACTATCTTTTCGTCGTTTGTCTTCAAGAGCGGTTTCATATTCGTCTTCAATTTCCTCAAAGCTTGATTCCAACGACACTTGAGATTCCTTAATGAGTCCCTTCTCGCGCCATTCATCCAGCTTTTTCAGCATTGTTCGCTTTTTCCTTCGGGCCTCACGTTCGTTCATTCTTGGAACAATCGGTTGGTTCATGGTTGGAGGTACAAAACCAGTGGGCTGACTAAAAAAGTTAGCAGTTGCACTTCCAAGGCGTGAATCGGTAGGTTCGATATCATGTACATCGTTTGATTCTAAATTAAATTCCTTGTCGTCAATAGGTTCTATTGTTGGATAGGTTTCATTAATGCCAGTGGGTGCAGGTGCGTCAATGGTAAGGTCATTCAATTCGTTTTCTAATGCGTTTAAATCTCCTACATCTACATTCGCGGATTTTGCAGCAGGTTTATCATTCATCAATAGTTCAATTCCAGTACCGCTAAAACCCGACGATCCCAAGTCATCAATACCAATTTCTACAGTTTCCATATGTCATAAATAGAGTATTTGTTTCTAAATTCTACACGCGCAATAATAATTGCTCAATGTACCATACTCCTTGTAAAAATGCATCCGCTAAATCATCTTTTTTTGGTGTGTCTAATACCTTCTCCCACTCATGAAACCCCTTTTCTACGAGAACTTGTCTGCAAAATTTTACACCATCCTTCTTATTAGCACGATATCCTTTTCCTTCATCGCGTGCAAAATGTTTCAATTTATTTTGCGAACTGATGAATTTTACATCAACTGTATCTTGTCGCATGATATAGAATTGCGCCAACATTCCCTGAATGGTTTTCATTCGGTTTGCTATAGGCGAAATCTGGTTTTCAATGAGAACCAAATCAACTTCTGTTGAAAAGTGAGTATTACCAGCCGCTTTTAATCTTTTACCAATATCAACTAAGTCAAAATCTTGGCATTTGCGGGTCTCCTTCTTGTGTGGAATAAGTCGATGCTTCAAATAATATTCTGTTAAAAATATCACCTTTTCTGATTTGGTCCTTAATGAAGGTGATGGTATGCACTGAGAACAAAGACGATCAACCTCGCTCACCGAAAGTTTTTGTATTGCCGTCTTTTTCATTGTTTTTTCATATTTGGGTATACCACTTTTTTCTGCATGTTTTTTACAATATGCTTTATCTTTACAGGTAAATGCTGCATTATTTGTGCATGTATTACCATTTTTTAATATTTCATTACACTTTAAGTGTTCTATTTTACTGTCAATGAGGTCAACTACACACCACTCCTTTATTGTATATGCATCACTTACATCAAATAAGCAGTAAGCCATATTTTTGATTCCTACGTCAAAGCTGGCTATGTACATCTGTATATTATTGATACCTTATTTGAACTGGCTAAACGCTTTGTATAAACTGAGCATATACAAAGCATAAAATTTAAAAGTTATTCAATGCATGTGGTGGTTGGCTAACATTTGTTGATCTAAGAGTATCAATGTAGTTAGTTTTTAGATCACTTTGATTATGTTGGGTTTCATTGTATAAATCGGTATATATGATTTTATCTTTCGTTTCATCGTGGGTTTGCGGCATCTGTTCCAATGGTCGAGACTGCAATTCACGTCTATATTGCCATCCACTTTTAAAAGAATTATTCTTTGGAATAATTCCCGGGCACACTGTTTGTTTCGTTGCGGGATGATATACTTGATTAATTGATCCGTACTCCATATACATTGACTAAACATTTTACTCGGTGACAACTTACATTACAGATTTGCGCGTATAACATCAAGTAGTTCTGCGCGTCGCATTTTATATGCATATGACGCCAATTTTCTACTTGAAACCAATTCCTTTAATTCTGATACCGTCATTTTTTCATAATCGGTTGGTATGGAAACCTTTATTTTGGGTTCTGATTCTTGTGAAGGCTCTTCTTCTGGCTCATCGATAATTTCAACTACTTCTTCTGGCTCATCGATAATTTCAATTATATCCTGTTTCGGCGCCGGGGACATTACGGGCTCCTCTGTCACGGTTTCTTCGTTATCAGGCTCTTCATCAACTGTTTCATCATCATCAGTTTCATCTTCGTCGGTTTCATCTTCGTCGACAGACTCTTCAATAGACTCATCGTTTTCCATACTTTCTTCATGGTCTACATACGAATCAGGAAAAACTATTTCCATTGCTTGGTTATTTTCTTGAGATTCTTCTTGAGATTCTTCTTGAGATTCTTCTTCTGATTCTTCTTCTGATTCTTCTTGTTCGGGCACCTGTAACTCAAATTGCTGCGGTTGTTGTCTATATTCATGAGGTGTTATTGCAGATCCGCCATGATGGTTTAAATCCATTTCTTGGATATTAAGTTTAGTAACAATGTTATTTACAATCTCGAGGAGCGTTGATACTCGCTTTTCAAGAGAATTCATACGTTGTCGAAAATGATATAACATCATTGCAACGAGTACTACAGACGTAAGGACACTTCCAATAAAAAATGTATTCAAAAAATTCATAATTGATACCATTATGGTTAATGACGTGTTCCTCTTTTTATTTATTTTCCATCACAAATATATAATGGATATTCGAAGTATTCTTTTCAAGGATCCAAAAAATACGTTGATTGTATCTCTTGTTATTGCCATTGTGTTGATGATGCTCGGGTTTAATGTGTTCTTTTTTATTGGAAACTTTCTCCAAATTTTGGTGAATGCAGTTGGACCTATATTTTTCAATATTATCGGAACTCTTGGGTTCATAATTGGTACCATTGTTACCCAAGTGGCCGGTCTTATTGGGAATGTCGGAAGACTTACTGTAAATGTTGCTGAAAACACCACGGCGACCGTAGGTAATGCAATTCAATCTGTATCAACGAGCACAGTTACCGAAAATATGGAAAACGAAACAGAACCGGTTGATGCATCGAGTCCTATTGTGCGTTCCACAACCCAATACTGCCTCGTCGGAGAATTTAACGGGGGCCGTGGTTGTGCAAAAGTTAATGATGGGGCAATGTGTACCTCCGGGCAGCTATTTCCAAAACGTGAAACTTGTCTTAATGCAGCATTAACGCCCAATATTCCTCTTAAACGTCAACTATAAATAATCATTACGTGTTTAATAACGTCATGATTCAACTATGATTGGTATTTTATTGCTCGTTGTCCTCCCATGTAACCATTTGTATTGTTGTAAAAACTAAGACCAGATACATCAAAATTACCACATATATCCATTTGCACACTATTATATATAAATCTATACGTGCCGTTTTCTGATAGATCAGATACCACCACTGTGTCGCTCACTTGATAGGTAGGTGCGTTGTATAAACTGAATGTTCCATTGTATGTCTGTACGCCAACATCGTTGTTATTAATCCATTCTACCTTATCCGCGCACCAATCATTAAGGACTGTCATGGGGTAATCTGTTGGAATGTTTACCAAGTAATACGTGCCGTCTGTTACCTGGTATGTTAACCCTGGTGTATAACTGGCATCGTCGACATAATATATGTCGTTTTGAAGAGTTGTGTTTCTCAGTTCATAAATAGGAGAACCATTATAATTATATTTGCTTACAAATACCCGGTCTGTTAATGTGCGGACTGCAGGAGGTGTCGTTGTTGGCGTTGGTGCCGGCGTTGGTGTTGTATTCGTAAGTGCATCAGTTTTATATTGAAATACCGTTTTTAAATCTGAACCATCTTGTGCGGTGGATTGTATGGATACTGGGGTAGTTGCACTTAATGGGCTTGTAAGGAATGTTATATTTTGATTTTCAAATTTTCCTGTGGTGTGTGCAATCAAACCAAAATCTAATGAAGTAGAAGTACTCGTTATTGTGATAGGAGGAAAACCGGTATTAAATGATGGTTGAAGTGTAATATCATAAACATAGTCGGTTTGTGTATTGAATGAGATGTCTGGAATGTTTAAATTTCCAATGGGAAATTCCGCTTTGAATGCCAATCCATTGGACACATCAATATTAAAAGAAATATCACTTATTTCAGGTAAACTAACGGTGCCATTTTTAATAATGTGGTTATTGAACATCAAACTATAATCTATCGAAGTAAATACTGCATTAATATTTGTTAATTGAATGTCTGATGTCCCTATTCCATAGATGTAAAATGAAGTGGGGATAGATATATTACAAGTAGTATTAGGCGTTTTCGCTTTGATTGGATAAATAGTTATTGCATTTGTATAGACAGTGTATGACATGGAAGTATCATATTCCGATTGTGCATAGATATTGAAATCAATGAGTGGTTGATCCTGTCCATAAGTACGGTCCAATTTATAATTGTATAATGGTACACTTGGGTCAAGAAATAGATCTACATTACCAGGTACATCAGATGCACTGGCGGGAGTTGATACAATAGTCACAGGACACACATCAATTGGTTCGTTATAAGCAAAACGTTCAAATGCATCCTCTTTTTTGTTATAACTGACTGCATTTTTTCTTGGGGGTGCAGCATCAGTATTGATAATAGATGAAAACAACCCTTTTTTTGTTTTTGGGGTTGCTTTGCTGGATGTTTTATCGTATTTTAAAATTTCTGCTTTTCTTCGCATGTCCAATTGAAATGTGCTGAATGAATCATCTGGACAAACCAACTCAATACGATTGTGTGGTACATACAACCCCTGCTTTTTAGTTCTTTGTGCACATACATCTTCAATTGATAGTGTAGATGTCGTAAATAATGACATATAGTGTATATTGTAACACTATATATTACAAGTATTCTAATACCGAATTACTACTCTTGTGACGCATACCACGAGCGAGCTAAATAGTTATAATTAGTATTTGACTGAGTGGCAGCAACTGTAGCAGATTTGAGATTGGGGCCTCCGCGAACGATACGGTTGATCTCAAATACATCCAATGCACGGTTGTAATATCGTAGATTAGAGATGCGGCCCGGGAACCCACCCTTTTGATTAACATTCACATCATAATAATTTTGACTCGGAGGACTTTCCTGATTTAAACGGGCGGAGATAGTTCCATTCACATAAACATCCAGAATGTTTCCTTGCAGTCGAATAGCTAAATGGAACCAGTTTCTTAGCGGCACGTTTTTAACAGATAAATACTGCGTAGGACTTTTGGGGTCTGCCGTTTCCATAACAAATACTAAATTGTTTCTATTTCCGCCATCCAAATATAGACCCGGGCCGTTACCGCCATTCGAAACAGCTGTACGGTTTCTCATGTATTTATTTACACCCTTGTTAAATATATGGCGACGCGTGCCTCCTGGCTCGGTTGAGTCCAAAAACAACCAGGTCGACCAAGTAAACTCAATTCCACTCTTTTCGTTATTTGATCGAAGAATTGGCACAGAACCAGAATCGGCGGGATCCTGAGAAACAACATAAGGCTGATTACCTGCCATCATTCCATTGATGATATAAGGAGACTTTGATGGTGAGTTATACCATGCGATTAGTGCAATCCCCATGCGAAACAATATAACAAATGCAATCATAACTCCAATAATAAACGCGGTTTTGGCAAGTAACGATATTCCACTAAGTGCTTTCGTGGTAGCCGGAACAATACTACGAGCTGTTTCGGTTGTAGTGTCGTAAAAGCTTTTTGCGGCATTTACACCCATATCAACCGTTCCTCTTGCACGATTATAATACCCTTCAGTAGACATAATATAATATACAGATAGGTTTTGTTGTGCATGAATCAATGTTTATATAAATATTTACATTGATGCTAAATTAGAATAATGACACCTTAACTTGTTCCACGTTATCACGTAATAGCGATACATCCATACCATAGTTGGCAAACATAGGCTCTTGGCCACTTCCGCGCATGTATTCAGTATACACTTGTTCCGGGTTCAATGGATGAGGCCATTGTTTTATACGAGCAGCGGAACCATTGTAACTGCTTACAATAAGGCCGGTTGTCGAAGAGGGTGGGTTGGACACCACTCTTCCACGTCCGGTGTATATTCTAAATGAACGGGCGAGTTTTCCATCAATATACACGTCACATACGTCATTATCAACGCTAACAACCACATACGTCCATTTCTGGATCGGGAACTTATCGGTAATCACAGTATTATAACGTCCGCTGGACATCGGGAAGTTAACGCGAAGAGTGGTACTGTAGCGGTCAATTTCCACATAAAACCCCCCGCGAGTCAATAAACGCATAGGCGTAGTACTCCAGCTATTGAGATAAGTCCAGAAACCATAAGCATATCTTCGTGAAGATGGCTCTGAAAGGTCAGAGCCCGCAATGGTATGTGAACTATCGTTCATCTTTCTAAACTTGAGTAGGTTAGTACCCTTGTCGCTAAAGTATGAATAAATTACATATGCCAGTATGGCAATTACAATACCCAAACTAATTAGGAGATAGTTCATTATACATTACAATTACACTTTTTTGTAATGTATGAGTTACATAAACGGTTTTGACAGTATGCTGTTGAAGTTATACTCACGAGCAATTGCAGAACGAGATAAAGGTGCGTTAAAATATTTGATTCCTCCCACGGCTCCATTCATTGACTTATCTCCCACATAAATTACATCTTTTGGAGAATATTTGTATGGCGTATTTTTCTCTGTAGCCCAATCGCGTGTATCTTTGAGTTTGCCGTTGATAAATATATCTACGGTGTTGTATGACTTGCTTATCACAAAATGATTCCATTTTTGAAGACTAATATTCGTTTTTCCAGTCTCCGCAACTCCATCCTTAAAGATAAGTATGCCATTATGATAGGTGATTTCTACCTCGCCGTACTTGATAATTGACCCGCCTCCTTTGGGCGTTGTTGATGAATTTATATAAACCCAGCCAGCAATTGCATATTCGTCTGGATTGTTATCATATTCTCGAATTTCATCGTACGATTTAATGGCAGTTCTCTTATTGATAAATATTGGTTCCATTTGTATAGGGGTTGATCCATACGTAGTTAATTTGCGGACAATTTGCGGAAGATACAGCAACCCACCCAATGCAATGGCCTCAAGAACATATAATGTGAACATATTAGGGGTTGTTCCCATAATCTCAAGTGCAACAGAATCAATCATGTCTACAACCATGCACGGAATGAACATTATGATATAAGCAATAATGCCTACAACGCCCTTCAGTGAACGCATGTAATTCCCAAATAAAGCTCCAAACAAATATACGCCCACCACAATGGCAAATGCGGTCGTTATAAATGTAATTAACTTAATCCAAGTATGTCGCTCATAGTCAACTTTTGTGCCATTATACAAGTATAAGAATACCCAAGCGACTAAAAGAATACCCGCTAAAATTAGATCACTTGTTTCAAGCAAGGGCATGTTCTTTCTAAATAACATGTATTGTGCTGTGTAAACCGCAAAGAGTCCTAACGCAATAGTTATAATGGTGGTTCCGTACATTTCTACAAAGTTAATATTACCCACACTCATTAAAAGAATCACTACAATTGTAATGACAGCAATAAATTTGATTAAATATGATACGCCATGTTCTCTCGAAAATAATACTTTTGATAATTGTCGTAATAACGGTTCCATATAGTATTAAGTATACTATATGGTAAGATTTTGCCGATTACATATTTTCCATGGCAGTTTTTTTACCATGACATTCCCTGCATAGCGCTACCAGATTATCTACGTGATTGGATCCGCCTTGATCCAAACGAACCTTATGATCAACTTCAAACCATGCATTCAATGGTTTGGTGCAATCGCCGCAAGCCCACCCTTGATTCGATGCGACATACTTCTTCTTAGTTTCGCTAACTGATCTTTTTGTGCCCGTTTTACCTGATTTCATAATCCGTTCGGTTTGAATAACTTCATTCCGGGCATCATCTCCTCCCTGCATCTGTGCTACACCAAAATCCAAAAATGGCGACACTGATTTTTTTGCAACTGGCATTGTCTTTAAGCACTCGTTTGTTGTCTTCACAAGCTCACGGGCCCTCGACGGATCACGCTTTATCACCCAATATAACATATATGCACCCAGTACTACCCCTGCCATCTGATAGTACTTCTTTGCAGCAATTACCATTTTGTAGTACTTACCATCAGTATAAATATTCCCAACAATGACTGACGTTATGATAATAAATATGAATTCAATGCTCATTTAAACTATACTTACATTTTTTACAATGCTATGTAAATTGCAACGAGTATTATCAAAACCATTATCATATATATTGAATGCGAATTTTCTATGACATATGGCTTAGGCTCATAATGTTCCATATATAGTTCCTTTGCATACTCTCTTGATATACCTCCTTTACCAAGCGCCTTGTTTACTTCATTGTGAATAAAATGTACCCAATGACGAAAATCCGACCCTTTATCTAAATATGGTGTTACCGGATATTTATCGAGCAATTTCATGAATAATGCCTTTGCCTCTGGATGAGGTAAAAACACCGGCATATTCATAATAAGGTCATAATGCTTTCTCTTCATAGAGCGATTTGGTTGACATGGATAATTCTTGGCCACCGTATGTAAGAAAAACCAATAATGCGGACCCCATACTTTTTGATCAAGTGTCATATATGTTATTCGTGTATAATTGTGGAACCTTCACGAACGACATAAAGAAAGGCAACCAATAAATATAGTTATGAATGACAACTATTGTAATAATTGCGGAAAACAAGGACACCTATACCATCAATGTAAATTACCTATTACAAGTAGTGGTGTAATTGCCTTTAGAAATACGGATCGTGGTATCGAATATCTGATGATTTGTCGTAAAGATACTCTTGGTTATATAGATTTTTTAAGAGGGAAATATAGTTTGTATGACCCTATTTACATCACAAATATGGTAGACCAAATGACAGTTTACGAGAAACAACGCATCATCGGCAATGATTTTGATACATTATGGCATGAATTATGGGGTGAAAGTGATATTATTAAATACAAAAATGAAGAAAATGCATCACGCGATAAATTTAATCGATTAAAAGAAGGATATACGTTATTGGGACGCACTGTAACAATGGATAATATTATTCAAAGTTCAACAAGCTGTTGGAGCGAACCAGAGTGGGGATTTCCCAAAGGGCGACGCAATTACCAAGAAAAAGACTATAATTGTGCTGTCCGTGAATTTGAGGAGGAGACGGGATATTCTTCGCAAAAACTCGAGAATATAAATAACATTGGGTCGTTCGAAGAAATTTTTACGGGTTCTAACTATAAATCCTATAAGCACAAGTATTATCTTGCACACATGCGGTACCAAGACACGCTTCAACCAGGACGGTTTCATGATAATGAGGTAAGTCAAATTAGATGGTTGACTATTGATGAGTGTTGCAGCAAAATTAGAAACTACAACATAGAAAAAATACTTGTAATCAACAACATAAATCGTATTCTCTCAACGTATATGCTGTATAAAATTTAATATCAACGTCCGTTTAGGCATAAAAGAATATCATGGTATTGTATACTCAATGAAACCATGTCCGTCCGGTAAAGAACTTAACCCAAAGACAAATCGTTGTGTAAAGGTATGTGATGTCGGGTTTGTTCGTGATGATAATTTTAAATGTGTCAAAGATAGTAAGACTGAACCTGCGTCTCTATTTGACACAATTAAAGACGCACCTGGAAAAATAATAGGGCTTTTTACACCAGAGCCAAAACAAGACATAACCATTGATGAACGGGTAATATATAATCATGAAGGGATGCTTACTTATGCAGATTATGAGGGGTATAAAAATAGTTATTTACGCGACATCTATTCGGTATTAACTAATAAACCCACTGGTAGAAAATTCATTTATGGTCTCAGTAATAGAAAATTGTTAATAGAGGCGATCCTTAAAAAACAAAACGAAATTCGGACGATTGATATACCAACCGAACCAACTGAAACGCCTATAGTTGAATCTGTACCAGGAATGGTAGAAGATACAGTGATTTCTAATGTAGAACGAGCGATTGATTTGCCTCTACAGAATATCGATGAAAACTATGTCAATAACATGGACAAGAGAATCCCTTCATTTATTATAGATAAGGAGGGAGATGATGCAAATTTCGAAGATAACCTTGGACCAGTACCACAAGATGTTGAATCGTCTGAGTATAATCAATATATGAACAAAAAAGAGCGATATGAAAGACAGACTAACGCCGCGTTTGAACCACTTTATCCTACATTGGACGACCCTAATTTCAGCGTTAAAATTGCGCAAAAACATGAGTTTGCCGAGACATTGAATCGCGATAAAGCGGGGAATATAGAAGAAGAAATAAAGAAGTATGAAAATGCTGAATTCGAATTGTCACCCAACCAGCTATTTGTAAAAAACTTTATGTCCGCAGAAACACCTTATAATGGCCTGCTTTTGTATCATGGTGTAGGAACCGGCAAAACATGTAGTGCAATCGGTGTCGCCGAGGATGTAAGGCTTTACAACAAACAAAATAATATTCGTCAGAGAATTATTATTGTTGCGTCGCCCAATGTTCAAAAAAGCTTTATGAGCCAACTGTTTAATGAGGCACGGTTAGAAAAAACAAATGGCTACTGGAATATTAGTGCATGTGTTAGTAAGCAACTGATACATGAAGTTAATCCGACACACACCAAAGATGTAGCAAGAGAAGTAATTGTCCGGCAAATCCAGAATCTTATCAAGAGCAGTTACCTATTTATGGGCTATGTGGAGTTTTCCCGATTTATGCAGAAGTCCATGACGATCACTGACGAGGTAGCAAACCAGTCGGAACGTAAACAACGAGAAATACAATCAATTCGCAAAACATTTGATAACCGTCTTGTTATTGTTGATGAGGCGCATAATATTCGTACAACCTCTGACAACAAGAAAAAGCAAATCGGCACATTGTTTTTACGTGTTGCAAGATACAGCAAAAATATGAAAATATTGTTGTTATCAGCAACACCAATGTATAATTCACAATCTGAAATTATATGGATTACAAACCTACTTAATGCAAACGATGGACGGAGCGTCATCAAAGAAGGGGATGTGTTCTCTAATGAGTCGTTTAAGGAACCCGATGATACCGAAAACGAATCAGGTGAAGAACTTATTCGTCGCAAACTTACTGGTTATGTATCATTCGTTCGTGGGGAGAACCCATATTCATTTCCATTCAGGGTATATCCCGACACATTCTCACCAGACAAGCTTATCAGTAACTATCCATCGCAACAATTTAATGGCATTGAAATTACAACCCCTCTTGAATATACGCAAGTATATACTCATAAGATGACCGGACACCAACGAAAAACGTATAATGATATTATCCAGGAAATCAAGGGGTCGGAGAAAGTGAACATGGAGAACATGCAAACATTTGGTTATACTCTGCTACTGAAACCAATTGAGGCGAATGTAATTACATATCCAACAAAAAAGCGTGTTGGTCGTGAGGGGTTTGCCGAGGTAATGAACTTCAAACAAGAAACTGTAAAACGCGAGGATTCCACCATCATGATGAAGCATCAATACTCATATAAACCGGAAATCCTCAAAGAGTATGGACGTATATTCGCTCACGACAAGATTGGTAATTACAGTGCCAAGATTGCCGAAATCTGCAAAATTGTAAAAAAGAGCACCGGTATCATTCTTATTTATAGTCAATTTATTGATAGCGGTATCGTACCCATGGCAATTGCTTTGGAAGAAATGGGTTTTGGTAGATATAGCAGTACATCCGGCGTAAAGCCTCTACTCAAGGTATCTGAAACTGCGGGAATTGATTCGATTGAAATGGTAGAAAAGGAATTAATGTTGAAACCGGACAACTACCGACAAGCAAAATATTGTGTTATTACCGGCGACCCTTACTTATCACATAATAATGCCGCTGATTTGGAGAGAATTGTCAGAAGTGATAATACCTACGGCGAACACGTCAAAGTAATACTCATATCGAAGGCGGCAGCGGAAGGTCTTGACTTTAAAAATATACGCCAAGTCCATGTAATCGACCCATGGTATAATATGAATCGCATTGAACAAATCATTGGTCGTGCTGTCCGTTTTAGAAGTCATATATCTCTTCCGGTAAATCAGCGAAATGTAGAAATATACTTACATGGTTGTCATGATGAGAAAAAGGAGACGGTCGATATGTATATGTATCGTCTTGCAGAGACAAAGGCCAAACAAATAGGCAATATCACACGTGTACTCAAAGAGGTGAGTGTTGACTGTCACCTTAACATTGGTCAATCAGAACTTACCGCTGAACGTTTGGCTGCCATCTCAGGAACTGAGATGCAGATTGAACTGTCTACCGGAGACGTTGTTCCATTTAAACCTGGCGACATGCCATTTACGCAGCTATGTGATTATAAAGACAACTGCAGCTATACATGCAATGGTGCGAATACATATGACCCGTCAATTCGGGATAGCAATACATATGGCGCCCATTTTGCTCGTATGCATTATGATGCGATTGCTCGACGGGTGCACAGTGCGTTTAAAGAAGCACATGTTTATACACAAACAGACCTCATTCAACACATAAATTTACAGAACCAATATCCAAGAGAGCAGATATTCTTCGTTCTTTCTCAAATGATTGATAACGGCGGGGAAATTATTATTGATAAAACCGGAAGACGCGGCACCTTAGTTAACCGTGAAAAATATTATGCATTCCAGCCCATTGAAATAAATGACGAACGAATAAGTGTGTTGGAACGATCTGCGCCCATTGAATACAAGCGAGACAAGATCATGTTTAAAAATGATATTACAGAGTCGATTGACGACGATACAAATATTGACGAAGTGGCACGCTACCGTGAAATTGTCGACCGTATAAATTCTATCATGGGTCATCTACAAGAAACTATGCCGGACATTGCAATTACTTCAAAGTCGGATTGGTATGAGTATGCATCTACCGAGCAAACCCAAAAATTAATTTTCGATAAACATAATATTCCGCGAAAATTCTATGAGAATGCCGTGATGCGTCATTATATAGACGAGCTTAATGCTGATGATAAAATCCTTATGCTAACACAGATACATAACAAATCAAAAAATAATGGCACATACACATTATTCGATACCGCGTTTGCAAAATATATGGATGAACATACAGTAATACATGATGATAGAAAGGCAGTTGTGATTATAGATTGCAAACGTTATCGTTTAATAATGATAGGTGATGATATTGTTCCGGCAACTCCAGTTGATTATGAAGATTTTAAGTTGCCTGTCGCAAACCATTTCTTAGTGCAAATTCGTGATCTCTTTCCAGAGATAGGCTTTATTGTAACTGCGCCAAGATTTGCATTCAAAATCAAGAGCATGGGCGATAAGTACAATAATCGAGGAGCAAGATGTTTTCAGGCTACCAAAGCGGATATTATCGCACGTTTACGCTGCATCATGAACGGGGAATACTGCAAAACCCCTTTTCAGGACGAGAATTCTATGGGGGATTATCATGACGAAGATACCAAAGATATTAGTAAACAGGGGCTTTGTGTAGTAACCGAAGTGCTATTTAGATATATGGATTCTATACGTTATCGCAATAAACGTTATTTTATGGACCCCGAACAAGCTTTGGTAAACCAAGCGGAAAAGATATAATAATGTGTGCGTATAATATATCAGTATGACTACGCATAAAAATAATAAACAAATAAAAAACAAACGCAAGACAGTAGCAAAACGCAGGAGGACGACAAAGCGCAAAACGATTACAAAACATAAGTCTGCAAATAAACATAAAACCAACAATAAAAGAAAGACCCGTAAACAAAGAGGAGGGGCGGGGGTAAAAGAGATTTTGGACGCAAACGCATCAGATTTTTTGCAACACAAACCGCCGTCAATAAAAAGAGATTGGGAAAATGATAATCATTTAGTGCAATTCCCTATAAACGATGACTATATAACCGACTGGACGCCGTTGGCTGGAGATGTTAAAGATGAATATGCAGATTGTGCTCAAAATTCTATGACGTTCCTTCGTATTATACCAAGTACTATTGGAAAAAAGATTTCCAAACATGTCAACACAAATAGGTGTGGTACGACACCAGCGGAAACCATTTCCATATATGAAAAGGCTTATCCAAATGATAGGTTTGGTACAGTCTCGGTAGATGTATCTATCGTGGAACGCGCTTTAAAGGTTAAGCATGCAACCTTTCTAATGATATGGTTTCCCTTAAAACAGAAAGGTCATGCCGTTATTATGGCAAAGGACCTTACGGGCAAAACGATGATTATTGATGGGCAGAAATTGTTGGTTGAGCCGTATCGTGAATACTTAAATAAATACAATTTCATCTCTGAGGTAGATGTAGTTATAGTTACTACCCGTACTACCAGTAGTGAACTTAAACGTGATATAACCGAGGCACTATCAAACTCAAATTCGCCATCTAATGGAAAAAGCAACAGTATTGAACCAACCAAAAAACGAGCGCGTATTAGTAATAGTGCGATAATCGGTGTAGATTCTCCTGTACCAATGGAGGTAGATTCTCCTGTACCAATGGAGGTAGATTCTCCTGTACCAATGGAGGTAGATTCTGCATAATAAACGTGTTACTGTTGGTGTGCATTTTATACATAAGCCAATAATCTTACACGAACAATGCTCATGTGAATATGTATAATTCATATGAATAATATGAAGCAATAGTGTATATGAAAATCATCCTATACGACCGGCGGGGGCAACCGGAATTGGTATACGTCTTTACTGGACGTGAATCAGAAGTCCCTCAGGAAGAACTGTTTAGGAAGGAACAACTTGACGAATTTAAAGAATATAATACAAAAATTATCCAATGCCCTCATGAAATATATGGTGATGACAGTATTCATGCTGTGAAAACAAAGATAGTTAAAGAACTTTCAAAAACACAAGCTATCAACCTGAACGAATGCTTCTTATTTTATGCAGATGGAGTATCCACAACGCCAATTGATTTTTACAATCAAACCACCAATTTTAAAAAGGAAGTACTCCATGGGTATAAATTTGGTCAGGCACTTTTTAATGGGGGGTTTATGGAAGAACATACCCGCAATATACCCTACAAGCAGCAATATACCTTTGATGATATTGTTGCGTTGGACATACAACGATTGCACCTATTCAAACCCCTCGGGATCGAATTTACTGATTATTATGATTTTAGATACTCAGGAAACCCATTTCAGGTGTTACAAACACAACCCAATGCATTTGAAAACAGCGATCGTAATGCTCTAATCACGTTAGACAACAAATTATTGTTCAATTATACAACCGATGATACATTACATATGGTAACTGCAGATACATTATTAGAATACTGTGAGGATAACGGTCTCAATGAGGAATATTTTATGCGTATTTATTTCCCATCGCTTGCAATTCAAGGGATTACATCAAGGTCGTTATTACAAAGTCATAATCGGATCAATGAAGAGCATAACAACAAGTATCATGAAAACATTGAGCTGTTACACAAAATTCAGAGGAACGTAGTATCCGACATGGTATATGAAAAAATTGGCATTAAACACATCAAATTTGCGATGTACGGTAACCGGAATGTATCCCTTCCACTGGAGACATTATTTAAAGATGTTCATTGCGATCAAAGTATACCCGTGATAAAACTGAATCCAGGAAAATCGAAAGAAAACATTTACCGATTATTTACAAAAGACACTACTCGCCAGGGTACACGTATACCGTTTTTACCGAAAGCTTCCGTTATAGCAAATAGTAAACGCATAGACAAGCCACATACTATTACGTTTTTTATCCACGGGGACGATACCTTTTATGTATCAATTGATGAATCTGCCGATATATACGCCGAGTTTATTCCATCGCACCCAATGCCAGTTGATACAATAAACCAAACCATACGAACCATGTATGCAAATATTGAGACCCAATTAAATCGTTTGTTAATGCAGACCGGATTTTCTATTCCAAAGTTTCTTGCACTTGACCAAAAAAATATTGAGGTGTTCAATATCGAATACGGCCTTTCGGTACGTGCAGAGAAAGGCGTGGATCCGAAAAAATGTGCTGCTGTATTTGGTGGTATATTCGACATCCAAAATAGGGATCGTAATTCAATGGTATTGAACTATAAAAGGGTCGACAATTACAAGTCTATGGACTCCGTAAATCGAACCATTCACGATGGGTTTCGGGATGGTGTTTCCGACCGCGATATTATAGATCGTCTCATGCAAAACCATCAATTTACAGAGGAGGACAGCAAACAAAAGATATCTCAATTTCTTGACGGGTTTAATCGAATCCGAAACCGGTTTACGAATAAGGGACTCAATATTGTTGAAAATCCTGGGTTCCCTGCGCGAATTGAACATATTCCGTTTGAAAACCAGATCATATTCACTATAAATAATATTATTTCAATTCATTACATCCGTTATATACAGACATATATTGATAGTATTCTTAGAATTACAGTGTTTCCCGATACAATTGACATAGATTTATCAAAATGCAATGAAAAAAGAGCAATTGAAGCCGACGTAGCAGAAATGGTGATTCGTCCAATTGAAAAACCTGCGGCTGCAGTGCCTGATGAATTTGCGCCTGAATCAGATGAAGAGCAAGATGCAGACGATTTTATGTTTTTCAGTGATGATGACGATGATGATTTCGATGGGGGCGCTGTATCTGGGGGCGCTGTATCTGACGACCAAGATAGTACCCCGATTGATGGATCACACATTGATGGCCTCTCACTCATCCGCCCCAACCTCTTTGGAGAACGCTTAAAGAAGTATGATCCCAAACTCTTTTTAACGCGAAGGCAAGGAAAGTTTAAAACATATTCTCGTCTTTGCCAATTCAGTGAGGCCCGACAGCCGGTGATTCTCACACAGGAAGAAAAAGCAAACATTGACAAAAACCATCCTGGTTCATACACACATTCTATTGAGTATGGCTCAGGGGATAAAAAATATCATTATATTTGCCCACGATATTGGTGTCTTCTTACAAACAGTAGTATGACCAAAGAAGAGGTTGAATCAGGAAAATGTGGTAAAGTGATCCCCCCAGATGCAGAATCGGTACCAAAGGGACATTATGTATATGAGTTTATACACAAGAAACATGTAGACGCACAGGGCAACTATATCCATTTTTCTCCCGGGTTTATTGATGGGAAAACCCACCCTGATGGACTTCCTATACCTTGTTGTTTTAAGAGTTGGGACCCGGATGCACAAGAATTGGCACGTAAACAGATCACGGATGGTACACAAGACATCAAAAGTAAACCGGCTGCATCTGCGCTACAATATATTATTGGGTTTGACAGTTTCCCCATTGAAGATAAACGATATGGGTTTTTACCTCCCGCAGTAGAAAATCTACTTCATGCAAAGTACACGAATGTAGTGCAGCCAAACAACCCATCGGCCCTTAAGCAAAATGTAAAGGCGATATTGCGTATTGGTACAGAACAACATAGTCAACGATCAATTATTGGCTGCCTTGCGGATATTCATGCATACATCATGAAAACGCCGGGGAAAATGTCAATTATAGAATTCTCAAAATTTATACGCGATCGCATCGATCTGGACACATTTATTAGTCTCAACAATGGGAGTCTTGCATTACAGTATAATAATAAGGATTGGAAAGGAGACATGTCCCAATACGAAGATACCCAATTTGTAAAAGTAAACGGTTCCAATAAAGGGACGCGTGACATTATTGGAGGATACGAACTCTTTAAACGTCATCTTGTCGATCCGGCATCTACTATAGACCATGTGATCATGTGGGATATTATTGCAAGTACAGATAAACTTTTTGGGATGGAGATAAACCCGGTAATATTAGAACTGTCGAATGATGATATTACCAATAATGTAGGGGTCATTTGTCCTACCACTTCTTATTCGTCTGGTTCATTTAATCCGAATAAGCCGTCCATGTTATTGCTCAAACAAGACCAGTATTACGAACTAATTGGCGTGATTGTTACAGATGAAGTTAATAAAAGAAAACGATATCACAACATGAAGTTATTCTATATGGATGAGACCATTCTTCCAGAATTACGCGACATATTGAACGTTATAACAAAAACGGCTTCTTCAATGTGCAAACCATTACCAAGCAAACCTGATGTATATACATTTCAACCAAACATTGACGCATATAACGTTGTTCATAAACTGCGACTCTCTGGATACATACCAGATTCTCAGGTAATCAATCATTATGGGCGAGTTATTGCAATTATTGCGCGCCGTGACGAGGATGAAACAAAGGGAATATACATACCCACTCGTCTGTCATCAACTGTTGAATTACCCATGGTAACAATCGACAATGACCTATGGCACGATTACGAGTATACCGTGAAAAAACTACGAGAAGTACACAATGATACAGGCCTGTTATGCGATCCTATTGTAAAAATTGCTGAAGATAATCTTGTTGTGGGCGTACTTACACAGACAAACCAATTTATTCAGGTTACGCCAATTGAAATCACTGACGATGATCTTCCTGTCATTGTATCAGCAAACCATTTGTTTGTTGATCAGGCATTTGAAACAGATAATCACGACCCCGAACGAATAAAAATCAAGAATGCGATTTCACTTGAGACCCGTTTTTATAATGCATATCGCAATATTGTCCGTATGTTTTTGCGTCATGCTGAAAATAGAGAGCATTTGGATACCATTCAAAAATACGTTTCTGACGATAGATACTTGTACAAGCACAAAATTATAAAAGTATCCGGTATTATATCAAATATCGTGGATAATCATGTTCAATTCGCAGAATACAACGCCAATGCGATTAACGATATTGATGAAATATACTCATGTTTTGAGAACCCAGAGAGCAAAGGGTATTGTGTGTTCCAAAACAATATCCACAAGCTCATGATTCCAGAAAAGCACCTGTTAAGTGGAAACAACAATAAGGAGACTTATGCTCTTCGTATTGCCGATGAGCTCGTTCGCAATCAGGATTTTTCACAATTTATATTAAACGACGATGACGTTATTCGACTGCCGGAAAATAAATACCGGATCGAGGACAATGAATTCATACTGTTACAGTCAAATATACAAAGCCAATATATGGAAAATCTCGAACCTTTCTCAAATACAAACTATATTACATTGAACACGCATGACAGAGCACAACCCGAGTTAACACAATACTATAGTAATACTGTTACAAAGTTGGATATTGAAAACGACGACGAGGACATATGCGTTGAAAAAATACATCCGCGTGTGCGCAATAAATGGCGTCCTTTATTCCCAGAAAATACAAAAGAAATTGAGTTTCAAAACAGTACTCCGTGCAGTTATTCCGCGGCACAATATATCATTCAAAAAGGTACGAACATTAACATGTCTATCAATGACATCAAAAAGTTACTTGTGAAACAATACGCCGATGTAATGAAAGAAAAAATGAAAACATTGATACAAGTATGGGAAAAGCAAGGAAAAAGTTTGCAAGCACAGGCATTGAATGACGGGTCAACAATAGAACAAGTTATTGAATCGGATAACTATTTTTTTAGTGATATTGATGCCGTTATGTTATTCAGTAATCTTAAAATTGGAGTGGTACTATACGCAAATACAAAATTAAAAACCCTGCCCGTAAAATCACGACATGTTCTTATTGGTAACAGGCCAATGAAAGAAAAACACTATTTTATGTACACTGAAAATAAAAATGAGATGTCTGCATATACACTTTTACGAAACCCTTTGTTACCCACAGATATCGACGAAAATGAAGTGCGTATTTCACCCGAATCTCTATAATCGAGACATTTCTATAAATATATCGATTACACCTTCATACACCCCATTTGATTCTCCCTCTTTGAGAAATACGATTCAAGGTCATTTGATATTTGCATGTTCATCTCAGTTAATGAATTTCTGCATTTTAATATTTCCGTTTCTGTTTTTGCCAATTGCACCGATACTTGTTGGCGTTTTGGATCAGTTTCATCAAGGGCAACAAGGTCATTAATCAAATCACGTGCATCTTTTATCGCGAACTGTTCCTTTATCATAAAGCCTTTTATTTCGGCAAAGACATTAATGGATGTGAGATATGGAAATGATTTACGAATATGCTCAGGAATTACAAACTGGTTCGTTTCTTTTATGTCACGAATAGTTGTTTCTGTTTCATCAATGATTTTTTCAAGTCTCGCATGTTCCTGAACAACAAATAACATTTTGCCCGAACTAAATTCAAGAAATGTTTGTAATTTGTCAAATCTATATGCAGAACCGCGATGAGATTCTGCTCGTGCATCAAGTTTAAGATAATTTACCACCGCTAATAGGAATGCAGTTATGCCATTAACACCACTTACAATAATATCTCCATATTGATAAGATTGGATTGATAGTGCAAGAATTCCAGAACAAATCGTCAGGAAAATAGAAGGTAACATAAGAACAGTAAGACGCTGTTCGCAATATGTTTTTGCTTCGGTGTATAATATTTTTTGTCCCCGTGAATATAGTGCAAGAACGTCACATATCATAGAATTATTTGTTGCATCGTCAATAAACATATTGTAATAGTGTTCTTCAACGGTTTTAAAATTGTATTTTCTTCCGGGTATTGGAATAAAGGTGTTTTCACGACGTTCATCTTCTGAAGTCTGTACTCCATTTTGAGACTGTGGCGCATTTGTTGGGACTGGTGTGGTATCATTTTCATCCGCTTCTCCCATTAATAATTATACAGTTCCATCGTTTATCTTAATTTACATATCAATTAATCAATGTGATATGTTGGAGGCATCATAAATATACTGTCTGTGTGTGTACATACCCCAATAAATAACATAACGCACATAATCCACATAACCGGAATAATATGGCGGCATTGTATTTGGTCATAATGAAAGTCATCTTCTTCTTCACACTCTATAATGTCAGCTTCAAGATCACATTCTTTATCAAACTCTTGTTGCAAATTCACTTTAATACTGTTCATAACAGGAACATCTTGTTGAAACGATCTTTTTTCTGGTGTACGTGGCGGTCGTTGTATTATATCAAACATATATAATACATGCGAATTGTTCATTTAACTACTTTGAATTGTGTATTTTATCTATTTTCAATATATAATGGAAGGGAAAGACGCAAAAAGAGATTTGAAGCTTACTAATCTGGAGACCGAAGATGTGTTTGAATCAGAGTCAGACTCAGAAGCACCACCAAAAACGCCTCAACGTTTTATAAAGGTAGAAGCAAAATACAAAGTACAAGACGATAGCATATGTGATAATGATGAACGTGCATGTAATCCAAGATCAAGAGACCGCGTATTTCATCGAGATACAAAACCAGTTTATATCGAACCCCTTAATGAAGGTAATACACGCAGTAGCAAATGTCCGTTCTCTGATGATGAGGACGATGGTGTATATATGGGTCGCATTCGTCCCATCGGTCATGATGGACGCCCTGTGAGACGATAAAAATATCTGATTATTGTATAAAAATGTCATCAAACAATGATAAACAAGTAGACATGAATGAATTGTCAAGTATTGTTGCACCTGAACAAATTGAAGTGAAACCAGCCCCAACGCCGGGATTTTTCGAAAGTATAGGAGTTGCTGTATCAAGCATTGTTAAATCAGGTGATTTGACAAAGGCGATGATCCGACCGATCAACATAAATGGTAAGCCTATGCGAAAATAAGTATGTACAACCACCATTTGTCATTATGCATTACACATATAATGACCAATAATATCATCAAACTTCATCCAGTCTATTTCTTGTTCTGTATCTTCAAACTCGTCTTCATCCACTTGTAGCCTGTCCAATAACATCTCCATTGCGTCGCGCGCAATCATATGTGATTCTTCCTCGTCAAATTGAGATTCCGCTTCGTCTACTTCCTGTAAGCGATCCCATTCATCTACCAAGAAATTATTCAGATTTTTGTACCAAGAGAGATTGGGATCAATGGTGACCACGTATTTCGGCCAAAACATCTTGTATATGATATCCTTTGCAACATCGTAACACATCTTGTCTGTAAACCCCATTGTATGATCTTATACATGTTAATATATTTATGTTATTGATTTGTACGATAAAATTGAATGGTTTGTATACAAAAACTTATTGTATACAAACCAAGAATACATACCAACAAACCAAGAATACATACCAACAAACCAAGAATACATACCAACAAACCAAGAATACATACCAACAAACCAAGAATACATACCAACAAACATTATGAATAACACGAACATCCAACGTATGTGGAAAGTCCTGCCAAAAAAGAGCAAACCCGCAAATGAACCAACTGTGCGCATACCCAAGAATCTGTGGAAACTGCCAAAATGCTACCGAATGGCTGTTGTGATGAAGCTGCCTGCTAAGAAGGAACCCATCAACCCGGGGTTGAGGAAGAAGAAAGGTTCAAAACGTAACCTGTCTATTGAGAGCCGCGAGCCAATATGCTATGAATCGAATATGATGTCAATCATGTCTTTCGCAAAAACATATAACGCATTTTACCAGTAATTTGATAATCAGCAATAAAATCAATAATGTCAACGCATTATTGATTTTTCATGCAAAATTGATCAAGATGTATGCAAAAAACTTATCACATATAAAAGAAATATACCAACGTACAAACATGAATACAACCAATATTCGAAACTTGTGGCGCGTAGCAACCACCAAGAAACCAACCAAGGATACGGACCCTCTTTCCGGAGGTATTGGACATCTTTGGAAACTTCCAACCGGCTACAAAGTAGCTGTGATCAAGAAGTCTGTCAATAATGCACCAGTAACCAAAAAAACCTCCGTTGAAAAAACCTGCTCCATATGTTATGAATCCATGACGTACGCCTCCGAAACCGCAATCGACAGCTGTGATCATACGTTCTGTGCACGATGCATCGTTCAATGGTCCGATAAATTTAACCTGACAGTTGAATCAGGCACATGCCCTATATGTCGCGCAAACTATACATGCATGCATCCCAAAAATAAGCCGTGTGGGACCTGTCAAGACTCTGATCATCCTACCAAACGATGTCCCCACAAGAAGCGCATGAAGGAACCCGGATTTCGCGAGCGCACCAGACTTGCAAACATTGATAGTAAGAATCGTGATATGATGATCGTTGGCATCGAGCTTACCAGAACGTATCGAGGACTCATACAAACAATCATGAATAAAGCCGTCAACCACGTATTGAAACATACAAACACCGATCCGGCTACGCCCGAGTTCGACGAAAAAATCAGCAGGCGCCTGGCAAAAACAACAGGAATCGAATTAGAAATTTATGATCGTTTGCTCGGATCAACGTGCAAATTCCTTAGGACTATCAATGGAAACATGAATTCTACTGTAAAGCGCATTAATTCATACCGTGGATCTCTGTGAAGCGTCCTTCTTATCAAAATGCGGATTGCTCCCGTATTTTTTTATATTATTATATGCCTCGTTGACTTCACGATAGATGTACGAATGACGTATATACAACTCAGTATATAATTCTGTACTCAGTAACCGACGTAGGGCAACTGGACCCATAAAGATCGTCGACATAGTTTCCACATATTGACGTTTTGGGTACAGTGTGATGCCAAGGAATAAAAGGTGCGTTAGTTCATTGATACGATTCTCCCAGAAATTTTGTTCTTGCTTGTGTAGTTTTTTATATAGCATATACAGTTTATATATTTCTTCTTGATATACAAGAGACGCATTGCGTGCCTGTTTCAATTTACATATTGATCCCATGCACGGGTGTTTCAAATGCATATATTCAACAAAGTATTGACCACAATACGGCTGATCGAGGAATTTATCATTCATGACCAAGAACTCCTGTAAAATATTATGCATTAAAACAATATGCGTATGTTTTTTGTATGTCACTTTATCGTTGTCACAATATTTCTCAGTGAATATAGTTTCATTTGTTTCATGAATATGACGTTGTATAATAGCAACTCGGTCAAGCATTGACAATTTCTCTATATCACCCATTATAACATACCTCGTATGTATTTGATCGGACAGAAACTTAATATGCTGAAATGGTTGTTTTGGCTCATCATGGAAAAAAACACTGAAATTATTCCAGATATAGTGTCTGCTATCAAACGGTCCTATTGTATCGTCTCTATACCCATCAAGCAGACCATTATGCCCCCAATAAATATAAAATGCAGTACGTACCTCTTCATTTTCAAAGCTGATCGACAAATATACCGGACACGGATATGTTTGATCGGCAAGTGATAACAGGGATTCATACACAGAATCAAATTGAAATTGATCAATTACATGATAAGGCACAATAGCGGTTACCATTGGATAACCATTCCTTATGAAGCTTTTCTTCGTATCTTTTCCCCAGTGAACACGCTTTTTTTGTTTTTTACAAAGTAAATTTTTAATCCATTTACACATCTATTAAAGTAGATGTGGAAAAATAAATACACCAACTTACATTCAGAAGTCCAGTTCGTAACCATCATCTTCCATGACACAATCCGCATCGGTGGACGTAAACGTATGTAAGTGATTCTTAAGGTGAACGGACTGTTCGCAATTATCGGCGTCATTTGTCAATGCATTTTCTACCTGTCTGCGCGAATCCTCATGCACATAACGTTCTGCCTCTTTTTCTTGCATTGCTTCCATATCAAGAACAACACCGTGCATCCCTGTCCCGAAATTACCAAGCTGTCCGAGCATAACTCCGGCCGAAACACCACGCGCATCGTCAAACTCACCATGTCGACTCGCTGCAAGCAACACCTCTGTATGTACTTCAAATGTTGACTTGGCAATCGGGCCAATATCGTCGTTCAAAATACCCGACCTGAAGATTGATACAAGGTTTTTGGTAAGCGCCATGCGATCGCATAATAGACTTAGATGGTGATAGTTGATACTCACACCACTGAACCCCATTACATCGACAAACTCGTCATGTATAAGCCGTCTCGCGGCCTCTATCCCAAGAACATCATGTACCTCTTTGATGTCATTGCTGACAGTTCGATAAGGGTCAATATAATCGAGACTAAGCGCATCCAATAGATTGGTACCCACAGTATCCATAACCCAAATGTCCTTTGCAGCCCAACCCGCTTCGGCAGGCACCATGTAATTCTGCATTTTGCGAACATTTACGTTCTTGATATTCGGGATGCCGCGCAGAACTACCGAATTTAACAACGTATCCTGAAAATTCCTCAGCAAATACAGGTCATCGGACATTGGTATAATATCGTCCTCGATCGCGGTTTGTTTTGTTTTCTTAAATAGCGCATTACTGACTCTCAGACGAAACACTAAATTGGATTCATTGTAATCTGTATATACACACTGAACCATTGAATCATATGCATTTGAGATTGCAAAATGGACATCATCCATGCTAATGTTGCGATCCAACATGCTGTCCGCGTCCATCTCCATACGAATCACCCATTTTGACTTATCAAATGGCTCCACTGCATCATCGCCGGCACAATCAGTCATAAGCGACTCGAAATCATTATATTGTGTGATTAGCGCTTTATCCGAATCAATTACCGAATCAGTGGGATCGAAACACACCTGCACTTGTTTCGTGATGTTGGCCAGTGACGTATGACCCAACATAGACGCGTAGTTTCGTGCCTTGTTCTGATCATGCTGCTCAAACTCATTAAGGAACACCGTGAGTGACGGTCCCTTGGGATTTTTCGTAAGACGCAATATCTCCTCAATTCTTGGCACACCGCGAGTAACATTGGACTTGGACGCTACACCCGCAAGATGGAAAGTATTCAGCGTCAATTGAGTAGTGGGCTCACCAATCGATTGCCCGGCAATCACCCCCACCATCTCACCCGGATGTACCAATGCCTCCTTGTAACGCAGTACCACATTCTCCAGAAGCATCACTAATCCCGCTCTATGGAACCTCTTCATAACCAGAAGTGAACGGGGCGTCAGGTAGAAGTAGTAAAGCGTCCTGAACAAGTCATTATCCTCCATGTAATGGAACGACCGAATGCGATCGTAATAATGCTCAATCAACTGGAACGCTTCCAAAGGCGTGATGTCAACCATGCTGGTAGCAGAGAGGTTCAGTTGGCCCGCCACATTGTTAATGAGATGATGGAACGATACCGGCACCTGTACACTGGACTCTCCTCTAAAATTGTGCACCGAGTTTACAATAATTCCACGCATATCAATCATCATTTCAATATACTTCTTGCACATCGCCTGCGCGTCCTTGATTTGCTTTCGCATACGTGTCTGCGAACCCTTGGTATATATCCCCGTAATTCCTTTACGATTCTCATGCACACCCACAATGTCGTAGTGCATGTAGATCTGCTCGGTGGTCATCTCCGTAAGAGGGAGGGTCTGGAACTCCACCTTGGTGGCATCAAACCCATCCTCGCCATACGCGAACTGCACAATTTTACCCTTGTTGTTGCGCACCGTCATGTCATATTCCACCTTGAGATCCTCCAGACCCTTGATCAATCTCCTCTGTATGTATCCTGTTTGCGACGTCTTGACAGCCGTATCAATAAGACCAATACGACCACCCATTGCATGGAAGAACAGCTCCGGTGCCGTGAGACCCGTGATATAGGAGTTTTCAATGAACCCGCGTGCCATAGGACTGTCGTCGTATCGGCTGAAATGGGGAAGTGTGCGGTCCTGAAACCCATAGGGTACTCGCTTGCCCTCTACGCTCGTCTGTCCCACACACGAAATCATCTGCGAAATGTTGACAAGAGACCCTTTAGCACCCGACTCCACAATCATCAAGAAGCGGTTCGACTTATCCAGTGACTCACGCCCAATCTTTCCAGCCTGCTCCGTAGCCTTGTTGAGAATGTTCGTGACCTGTGTCTCGAACTCAGCGATATTCGTATTCGCCGTGCTATTCTCAAAAGTTCCCATATGCACCTGGTTAATTAGCCCCTTCACCTGCTGCTTCTGATTGGTAATTGTTTCGACAATCCTTTCATTGGTCCGACGATTTGCCAACAAATCACTAATCCCCACGCTGTAAGAACTTGTTGTTATGTATTTTGTGATGATGTCCTGAAGATTATCGATAAACTTTGCCGCATTCATCGCCCCATAGTCATTGAAGATACGGTGAATAATCCCCTTCGATGAACTCCCCAGTACCGACTTTTCCATCTGTCCGCGAACATACTTGCCATTCACAATCTCCATGACATTGTTCGTGGTCTCGTAGTCCTCGCCGTCTCTGAACAGCTTAGTCTTGTACTTGAGGGTAATTGGCTGCATAATCTGCGTGATCATGTCGAAATTCTTAATGACACGATCATCTTCAAAGAATGCTCCCAAATCAACGTCCGCCACCGTTGCCATCATATTCATAGCATCCTTAGGCGAGAATTTCACATCCGGTCTCGTAAACCGGTAAGACCCAAGCATAGAATCTTGGAAAATCCCCACAATGGGAGAGCCGCTCGCCGGACTGACCATTTGATATGGAACATGCGCGAGCTGTTTTAGCTCGATCTCTGCAGCGGGGTTTTGCGGCATATGCATATTCATCTCATCGCCATCAAAATCAGCATTATATGGTTTGGTATCCGCCACATTCATCCTGAAAGTGTCGCCCTTTTTCATGACTTTTACGATGTGGCACATCATGGACATTCTGTGCAAACTGGGTTGACGGTTGAATAGGACGCCGTCGCCGTCCATCATATGTCGGTGGACGATGTCGCCATTTTCGAGGGAGATGGAATTGCGGTCGACGTATCGGAGGGAGATGTGGTCGCCGCCCTTGCGCTCGAGGATCTTGGCGCCGGGGTGCGTTTCGGGTCCGTTCTGGACGATTTTGGAGAGGAATGCGCGGTTTCGGTCGTTGACCACGACTGGCTTGGTGATGTTCATGGCCACCTTCAGGGGCACGCCGAGCTGCCGGATGGAGAGGGTGGGATCGCCCGTGATGACCGAGCGGGCGCTGAAGTCGACGCGCTTGCCCATGAGGTTGCCTCTGATGCGCCCGAACTTGGAGTTCAGGCGGTCGAACACGCTCTGGAGGACGCGGCCGCTGCGCTGCTGCATGGGAGCACTTCCCCTCAGCTTGTTGTTGCCGAGCATGGCGACGAAGTACTGGAGCACGTTCGTGAGCCCCTCTATGGCGCGCGGGTCCACGTCGTCTTTTAAGAGCTTTGCTTTGAGATCCAGATTGGTTCTGATGATGTTTGAGTAAATATGACTCATGTCATCTTCGCTTCTCGTCTGAGCATCATGCTTCACAGATGGTCTCACAGCGGGAGGGGCGACGGGAAGGGCGGTAAATATCATCCATTCTGGGCGGGAGAATACGGGGCTAAACCCCATGAAGTGGACATCGTCGTCAGAGATGCGTTTGAAGATTTTGATGAGCATTTCTGGTGTAACTTCAATGGTAGAGCTGGCGGCATCTTCGCCAGTTGGGTAGATGGCATTGATGGTGGCCATTCCCTCAACTTCGATTTTGGGAACTAAGCAGCCGCATCCCTCGCCGTGTTTTTCGCCACAGCTTTTGATTTTGGAGATGTTGGAAAGGACGTATTGCCAGCGCGCGGATGCGGGCATTTTGAGGGCGTGCATGTGGTCTTTTTTGGAGAGGAGAAGCTTGGAGCATCGCAGGCAGATGGATTTGAGGATTTTGAGAATGTCCTTGAGGTGCATTGCGTTGAGGACGGGGCGTGCGAGCTCGATGTGCCCGAAGTATCCTGGGCTGTCGATGTAAGTTTTGCCATCAGTGGGGCAAATGAGTCCGGGGTCAAGAACCCCCATGCGAGGGTCAAACAAACCTCCGACACGTGGGCGACTATTGGTTGCATAAGTATCTCTTGACACGACTTCGACGACGGAATTCCTTCGGATCTCTTCCGGAGAGAGCATTCCGAATTGAACGCCAATGATTCGTGACTTTTGTGGTTGCGGTGTCATCTCTTTGTTGCTATATTATTAGATATTTTGCTCTATATGGTTCAATTTTGAGTTCAATATGGTACTATAACTATTTAATGATATTTAGCGATGAAATGAATATAAAAATATCCAGACATATATTATAAGAATGACAAGTCGTCAAAAGAAAGAAATGTGCACATGCGGTAGTGGAAAGCCCGTTAATTATATTAAACCTGGTGATAAAATAGCATCGGCTTGCATAAAATGCAAACAAAAAGATTATATCAGTAAAACAAAGCGTGTATGTAAACACTGTGACTCAGGAAAGGTCCCTTCATTTGCATTTCCACCTAAGAAATCTGGCGAACGTTGCACCGAATGTAAATTAGAAGGAATGATTAATGTATCTGGACGTCGATGTAAGAACTGTGATTCAGGTCTCCAACCTTCTTATGGACTACCTGATGCAAAAACATCAACTCATTGCAGCAAATGTCGCACAACCGAGATGACAATGAATCGCGGTACATTCTGCAAGTGTGGATCCAAGAAACAAATGACATTTGGGTTGCCTGATGATGACAAGCCGTCGAAATGTATGGACTGTAAAGAAGACTATCATGTGGACATCCGCAATTCCAAGTGCAAATGTGGAAGCGGGTTGCGTATGCTATTTCGAAGGCCAGACGAAACCAAGCCTTATGCGTGTTCCAAATGCAAAAATGATGAAGATATCAATTATGGGTATAAATTCTGTAAGTGCGGAAGTGGACTACGTATGATTTTTCGAAGACCCAATGAAGCAACAACTTATGCATGTTCTTCATGTAAAAAAGAAGAAGACGTCAATTGCAGACATCCGCCATGTCATTGTGGATCTGGAAAACGTCAATCATTTAAAATACCCGGCACCAATCAAAGGTTTTGTCAAACATGTAAACCATACAATGTGATATACACAGACCATAAAGTATGTCCCGGGTCAATTAACTGTCCCGATGATATTTGTCCATATTACTGTCGCGGAAATCCAAAATACGATGACTATTGCACATTGTGCTTCCGGCAAAACTTCCCGGATGACCCACGCACGTTATCAATCAACACCAATCTCAAGGAGCTGCGCGTACAAAATACAATCAACGAGCATTTTGAAGGATTTGTCCATGATAGAGCCATGTATACGAGCCATTGCGATTGTACCATCAAGAGGCGCATTGATCACCGTAAGCTCATTGGGGGTACACTCTTGGCGATTGAGACTGACGAAAACCAACACAAGTCATATGATGACATGGACGAACAGACGAGGTACGACGACCTTTACATGGCCCACAGCGGTAAGTGGGTGTATATCCGCTTCAACCCTGATGGGTTTTACGCACCCGACGGAACACGACACAACCCAGCATTGGAAACGCGCTTCGATAGACTCATTGCGGAGATCAATAAGCAAGTCGAGCGCATCGAGAAGGAAGAAAATACGGAATTGGTAGAGCGCATCTATCTGTATTACGATGGGTGGGAGGAATCAGTATAAAGATGTGCATAAACTGAAACAAACTTCCTAATAAGCTACTTTATTTGCATATGTGTAAATAAAGAGCATTTCGACATCTTACTTCAAAAATACCGCATCTAATTCGGGTATACATCCCTGGTCAAACTTCGTAAAACAGTTGACATTTGTACAGACAACCGTCTTATGTTCGCCCCTGTAAAATAACAGGGAACTGTTTTTGATTCGCAACGTATACGACATATAGACACCGAATTCGTTTATCTTGCAAATAATGATATTCAAAAACATCCCGCTATACCCAGTGACGTAATATTCCAGTGTAATTGGCCCTTGTTCTTCAATCATGTTGCTCATGACTTGAAGAAGTCGGAACTTGATGTCTGTATACTGGTTCTTTTTGTCCTTCTTGGTCACACTGAGACATTTGGACGACAGAAAGTCGAGATCGGCAGGGATGAATGGAGCAGTAAGACCGTCAATATCCTTTTTATTTTTTAAATATATGTATTTGAGAAGATAGTGACATACGCAGTCCGACAGACGCCGTATGGGAGAGGTAAAATGACAATATTCGGGCATACCCACCAGGTCATGCGAGCTTACTTTGGACAAATAGTCGGCGGTAATGCCGTCAGTAATGATCCGTTGAATCATTTCCTCCCCTGTCATATCATTCGCTATTTCGCCGAGCCACTCTTTCGCCTGACACGTCCTGAATATTCCAAAGTTTAAAGTGTTTTTTAAGTACTCGCCCACAAAGGAGTTTGCAAATATCGCGAATTCAGCGATCATCTGTTTCATCATCTTTTCCTCGTCACTGTCTCGGTAAAGATAGGCATGGCCATTGTCATAACAAACATGCGCAGGTGAGAGTTCATTCAACTTAACGCCTTTGGTCTTCTTCCCGCGATGTATCTGAAGTTGCTCGCTTATTTGAAGCCCGATTTTCAACGCGTCCAGATCATGCACAGAGGCTTGTTTGTATGAAAATGCGTGCGCGCGCTTCACCAGAACTTTGCCAAATACCAGTTTGACTTCGCCCTGGGGCTTGTATGTGTCCTTATTGATTTCAGTGATTACTGATATTGTGTGCTTCATCTCATTCTCGCCCTGTAAGCTCACCATTTTCAATACTTGTTCAGGTATCATATGAATAGGCTTTCGATTGGACATATACTTGGTGGTTGTTCGCTGAACAATGGATACCCATAGATCGGAATGCAGTCGTATAAACTCGGTAGGATCGGCGATATGAATTGCCAAATATAGAAGATCTCGGTCGGTATATACACTGAACGCATCGTCCGCATCCTCGCACCCCTCGGGGTCAATGCTATACACGTCATACTCAGTAAAATCATAACGTTCGTCCAGTGGTATGGAATAGTCATGCGGTTCCGCTATATGTGCGGTTAGTTCCATATCCCGCGATTCATTGCGTCTTGGACCATATAGCGGTTCAATGTAAGTGGTGTAATTCGTTTCGAAAATATTGTTTGTCATATATGTGAGATGACAAAACATTTAAATGCATTCGTGGAAAATATTGTTTCGTACAATTGTTTAATATTTCACATAAATCTGTATAAAACGTCGGATACGTATGGTTATAACGATGATACCTATATACAAATTGGTAGACTGGATAGATAATTGTAGAGACGAATGGTCTAAGTGTGTCAATTGGGACTTGCCGCCCTATTTTGAATTAGACCCACTAAGAATCCATGTGATGAAATTGGCGGAAGGGTATAATATTATGCTTCCCAAAAATGACCTCAATCTTCTTGAAAACGCTACCCAATTCTACTGCGTAGACCAAAACGTTAAAACTGTCAAGGCAGAAGAGTTTGATATAATTACATGGTTCCTTTTAAACTACAACCCTCATGGGGTTTCAATGTTAGAAAAAAATCCGGAATACATTAATTGGAGCCCGTTATCTCAAAACCCTGCGGCGGTGCATCTTCTTGAGAAGAATATCGATAAGATCGATTGGCTAATGATTTCTTCTAACCGCAATGCGATCCGCATAATTGAGCAAAATCTTGATAAAATATGCTGGAAAGCATTGTCATGCAATCCGGGCGCATTGGACCTACTTAAGAATAATCGCAAGAACATTTATTGGCCACTTCTGTCGGAAAATCCAGCAGCATTTCAATTGGATAAAAAGGCGATGCTCTGTCAAATGCAACCAATTGCAAAAGAACTTACAGAAAGGGTATATCATCCCGAACGTGTGCAGCGGATCAAAAATCAATATAACTATGATATTTTGGAAGAAGAATACGTTACTTCCGACGCCACATCCATATAAATATTTCATTGCGGTATATATAGCTCAATGAACCCCATTTTTAAGATACCGGATTGGATGGCTGGTATGGAACGTACCGAAATTGTGATGGGGGCACTGTCTGCGAATCCAGGTGCAATACCCATTATCGAGAAAAACATGGATATAGTGGACTGGAAAGCGCTCTCAAGGAATCCCGCTGCGATCCACATACTCGAGAAAAACATGGACAAAGTTCATTGGCCCAGTCTCAGTGGAAACCCTGGAGCCCGCCGCCTGTTAGAACAGAACCTCGACAAGGTGAACTGGTACAAGCTGTCTGAAAATTCGGGCGCAATGCGCATTTTGGAGAAACACCCTGACAAGATAAAGTGGGCGTACCTGTCCAAGAACCCGGCAGCGGTGCCCATGCTCGAGAGGTACTACGAAAAGATATTCTGGCCCAATCTCTCTGGTAATCCCGCAGCTATTCATCTATTGGCTAAAAATATGGAGAAGGTGTCCTGGAGCGGCCTGTCGGCAAATCCGGGTGCAATGCGACTACTGCTTAAAAACATGCATATGATCGACTGGTTTAACTTTGCTCTGAACAACCCACTTGCGCCGCTATACATTGATCTCATACTGGAGTACGGTCACGGGTACTCTATGTTACACTTATTAGAAAACCCTCTAATGCTTGATCTTAATGGTACCGAAATGCATAAACAGATGAAGCCGATTGCAGAGGAAATCATTGCAAAGGCTCTGCACCCTAATCGCGTAAGACGTAATATGGAGCAATATAGGTATAATATACTGGTTGATGAATATATACATGACGATTGATATAAATATTTTATTGTACTATATATTAGTATGAATCAACCTATTTTTAAATTACCTGTATGGGCAGAAGACACATTTCATAATGATTTTCGAACAAGACGCTTGATGATGGAATTTTTATGCGAAAATCCTGCAGCCATATCCATACTTGAAAACAATTTGGATTGTGTACATTGGGACCTACTCTCTAAGAACCCCGCAGCAATACACATATTGGAGAAACATTTGGGGTATGTTAATTGGGATCGATTATCTGGAAACCCAGCAGCCATGCACCTTTTGATGAAAAGAATAGACTATGTTAATTGGTCGATATTAAGCGGTAATCCATCAGCCATCCGCATATTGGAATTAAACATGCACTTGATAAACTGGTACGTATTGTCTGAAAATCCTGCAGCCATTCGTATTATTGAGAAGAACCTTGACAAAGTGAAGTGGCAATGTTTATCAAAAAACCCATGCGCAATCCACCTTTTGGAGCAACATCCCGACAAGATCTATTGGCCAAACCTTTCCGGGAACCCCGCTGCCATGAAGCTACTGATGAAAAATCCTGATAAAATAGATTGGTCAGCTTTCTCTCAAAACCCCGCGGCAATAAATATGTTATTAAAGAATCGTGACCGTATAGACTGGACAAATTTTGTAATAAGTAACCCTATTGCGCCTCTATACTATTATATAATACCCAAAGACGGTATTCTATTACCCTATTTGTATTCCCTAAGAAGTCCATATGGTTTGACGCCTGATTATGCCGCAATGTCAGGAAAGGTACCTATATTTACGCAAGACCTAATGAAATGTGTATTTCATCCTAAGCGGTTACGCATGAATTTGGAACGGTATGACTATGACATATTAGAGGAGATATATACAAAAGATGATTGATATAGAAACTGCGTAATGCAGTGTCTATATATGGATTTTTCACAGACTACAAGTGTCCGGTTTAAACCTACCACCAAAGAAGAATTGAAGAAGGCAGTTGACTTGTGGTGTCTCGATAGAGAGGCTGGTATGAAAAATTACGGTAACATATCCACATGGGACACCTCTCTCATTACAAATATGGCACACCTGTTTGAAGATAAATCCGAGTTCAATGACCCTATTAATGATTGGAACGTGTCCAATGTAACAGATATGATGTATATGTTCACCCATGCTACGAAGTTTAATCAGCCACTTGATAAATGGAACACTTCAAAAGTGAATGATATGTCTTCTATGTTTGCAAGCGCACATGCATTCAACCAGCCTATAGGAATGTGGAATACGTCAAAAGTAACTTCATGTTCTGACATGTTTTTGTACGCATTGTCATTTAATCAAGACATCAATGATTGGTGCACGGGTTCGTTGATATGGCATGAATGCATGTTTGATGAGGCAAAAAGCTTCGACGTCAAGAAAAATGCCGAATGGTATGCGTGCATCATTCGGAACTGGAGATGATCAACTAATATAGAACCAATGCTTCATTTACGTCAATGGAATTCTTATCGACCAAAATCGAGAATGTTGTAACAGAGTCTACGATATTCAAACCGACGGGCTACTTGGAACTGAGATATGCGATTGATGAATGGGGAAGAGATAAAAATGCCGCGGAAAAAAAATATGGTCATATATCTGATTGGGATACGTCTCTAATCGACACTATGATTGGACTTTTCAGAAAAAGGAAGGGTTTTAATGAGGACATTCGACGATGGGATGTATCCAATGTAACTGATATGACGAATATGTTTGATGGCGCAAAGTCATTCAACCAACCCATTGGCGACTGGAACACAAGCAAGGTAAGAAAAACGAGAAACATGTTCCTGAATGCATGTTCATTCAACCAACCCATCAATAACTGGGACGTGTCCAATGTTGTAGACATGACCGATATGTTTTGGGGCGCAAAAGCTTTTAATCAACCGTTGGATAAGTGGAATACTTCACAGGTGATAAAATTCACGGGTATGTTCCGTAATGCGAAAATGTTCAATGGCGTCATTGAGACATGGAA